TGATATAGGAGAGTTTCTCAGTTTCGTAACTGTACTTTTTCTTTGAGGATTTTAGATTTTCATTGATTGTATCTTCTAGACCACTACGGAAACCATGTTTTATCGCAACTGCATTTCTTTTCATTATACGTCGAACCTTACTATTATGTTCATATCTACATCGTCTCTTTTTTCAATTGGCGAGGATGTTTTGGCTATGGCAATTAGCTCGTACTTATCGTTGTAAAGACCTATTGTTGTAAAGTAAGGATTGAAGAATGAACTTGTAGCAAAATCTCGTATTTTTCCAATACCAACAACACCGCTATCAATTATAGACGGATTTTGTGTCATGTTATATTCATTCTTTCGTAGTCTACAAATAATTTCATGTTCATAAAAGGTTGTTGTGGATTTAAATGTACCATAAAATCCATCTACTCTCCCGCCATAATCATAATTACCAGTTTTGCCTAAAAGAGCATTTCTATATTTAGGTCTAGGATCAGATACAACCATTAATCCATCAGTATACAAAACACTACCAACAATATTTGTTTGATAAGCATACCCCAAGTCAAAAGAATTATCAGCCAAACCGGCTATTTGATTTGATGTGAGGTGTCCTTTATAAATTCTAAACTCGTCCAATGAACCGGAAAAGGCACCATCTTCTGTTAGCCCTTCGCCTCCAATATACATTTCATTATTATTTGATACACCACCGGGGACATTTAAACTTTGACTTACATTTTTTGTTCCATTTAAATAAATACTATATTCACTTCCACTTTTTTGACATAAAACGTGAGTCCAACTTCCAGTTGGTAAAGAAGTAGTTGTAACCATATTAACAGCACGAGTACCAGTACCTCTTGTAAAATTTAATCTGTATTCAAATCCTGTTTGTGCAGATGAATTATTTATTGTTATATCAAATGGCCATTGACCTGCATACTGTTTTTTATAGCTAGTTACTGTTCCTCCAGCACCCGGACCACTTGTTATTACATCAGTAACTAAGTTTGTTGCGCTTTTATTAAGTATGTGATTGTAGTGATATGTATAATTTGATTGCGAAGCTGGGACATTTATCCAAAAACTTATAGCAAAGTCCTCGGCCGGCCCTATATTGAAATTTTCTTTATCCTTTATGTGTAAATAACCTCCATTTAAAACTATAGCCGTTCCACTTGAAGAAACAGGACTCGTTGTTGGTATTCCAGAGGAAAATGATATTTTTTTAGGATTTACATATAAAACTTCATTATTTAAATGACTATTATCTATAACACCGTTTGTTTGTTTATTTCTAAAACCATAAGAACGATAGTATGCATTAAATCCTAGATATAATAAACATTTGTCATAGTTAGCAAATTTAGAAGTATCATATTCGGAATCTATCAAATTGCCATTTGAGTCATCTGTTAATGTATAATTAAATGGAGATTCACTACCATAATGTGTAATTGAAACAGTTCCTTTTTTTATCGCTTCGCCAAAAACTCTTTGTGGTATAACTACAACAGAACTTGATTCATATAAATTTCTATTAATATCGGATAATAAAATTTTTGTTGGATATAGACCTCTTTCAAAATTACTGTAATAATTATGTTCTAAGTGATACCAAATTAGTTTTGGATCTACACTTTGTGTAACAAATGTTCTTTCATAAAGTGACGACGAGATATTTGCAATACCACCAAAATATTTATTATTTTCTGGATAAAGTGCTCTGTAAATTTTTATACCAGAATTTCCATAATAAGTTGAAACCCCTGCAAATGTTTCTGATTCATCGCTTGCAAAGTTCCATTTTTTGTGTGTCTTAAATGGCTTTACTTCATAATCTCCTTTTTTGAGATTTTTGAAAATCAAAGACACTGTATTATTTCTCTGAAAATCCATTAATTTAACCTAACTTTTACTTGAAATACATATGATTTATGACTATCTTTTATTATTGGTCTTTTCATTTTTCCTATTGCTAATAATTGTTTAGCATCATTATATAACCCAATAGAAGTTATATACGAATGAGGATCTTTTACAAAGTATTCATATACTACTCTGTTTCTATTACCATTAGTATACGTTGGATTATTTGAATAATTAAATTCATCTGGATTTGCTCTACAAAAATATGTTTGAACTAATGTGCGTTCCGCGGAACGAGCATAAAAAGAACCAGAATAATTTCTTGATAAAGTTGTAGATGATGATCCACTTATTGAAAGAAATAGTTTATAAGCGTTTTCCCCATCAATTGATGCAGTGACTGTATTAAACGAACAAGATTGGTCTAAAACAGTTCCATCGAGAACTATTAAACCAAGTTTTGGAAATACCACACCCCATGCATCATCATCATCTTCTCCATAAATACCATCAACTCTTGAACCAGATACTATATAATAAAAATCACGTATATCACGTCTATCCGTTTTTAATTGTTTTCCATCTAAACTTTCATCTATAAGCGTGAAAATTGTTGGATTATTTTGGTCAACAGTTATATTACTACCCGTGTTTATAAATTGATTTGAACTTGAACTCAAAGGACACAGACATAATTCAAAATTACCAGGATCTATCATATCTTTATACTGTTCATTGTTCAATTGTATAAAATATACATAATCTCCATTTTTATCATTTTTAAATTTAAATTTCGTTGGTCTTGTATTTGTACTATTTGCATTTTTATCATAACATTGTAATAAATATTTTTTATACATCGTTCTTGATGGTTTTATATCTTTACCATGAACGTTATATTTTGAACCAAGACCGTCTTTATGAGCAAATGATATATTAAATTGATTATACGAATCCACGGTTTGATATTTTTTATTATATATTGGTAAATAATGTGCATCATTAACAGTTCCGTTTGAACCAGTAAAAAATGTACTGATTCTTTCTCCCTCACATTTCCAAAGTCCCTCAGTTTTCCAGCGTTCAACTGGTGTTGATATGTCCACTAACTGTGATAAAGATTTATATGCGTATGTCCCATTATCATCAACAAATAAAACATTATTCTGTATTGTATTGATTATAGAATCAATTGGATTTCCGATCCCATTTCCTGTTAGTTCTGATGTAAATTTTCCTTCTATTACTCTACTAGTTCCGCCTAACTTTTTAATAACTTCATATTTTATTATTGTTTTATGTGGTGTAGTTGAATCATTTAATGGACTATATTGAACTCTAAATGTGTATGAACTTTGTGGATCAATTTTTGCCCCATTAATGTTATCAAGTATTTTGAAATTTAAATATGATGTTGCTTCAACTGTATAATTGTTAATAAAAACTTCTACATCTCCTCTATTTTCAAGTATAACTTGCCCTATAACCGAGGTATTTATTGGCACATTTCCAAAAAATTGATCATTTGCAAAAAATATTGCCTTTTTTGAGGCTACACATAACGGATGAGTATCATCTGATTCTTTTGTTAATTCATTAATTCGTTCTTCTATTTCAGTATGTCCTATTGAATCAATAAATGTACTTGAGGTAGCAATACGCGTAGTATCGATTATTAAATTTTTATCACCGATAATAACATCAATTACTATAGTAGCATATTCAACAAATTGTTGTTTTCCCCATTGTTCTATACTTGCCTTTTCACATGGTCTTGCATATCTTGATAGATTTTGAACTCCTAGAGTTTGTATTAAAACTTTTTCTGGACTTGATGTTGCTTTAAATGTATCAAAAGGCGTTACTGTATAATCATTTATTGCGAGATTATTTTTGATATACTCATCATATAATTCAAATGCAAATAAACTAATTCTATTATCCGGTCTAGCTTGATTTAAAACTATTTCGTTACTTAATTGTAGTGTGTTTGGATTTTTAACATAAACTAATTGTCCACTTAGTTGTTCTTGTACCCCTTCTCCGTTTGAAAATGCTTTTATCTTCTCCAGAGAATCTAATATAAGCGTCCCATTGCGTACCATATTACCAATTCAATCGTATTTTTATTAATAAGTCCGTGTCAAAATTCTTTTTTACGGGTCTACTTAATTTAGCAATTGCCATTAGTTGTCTATTGTTATCGTATAGACCAATAGATGTTATGTATGTTTGTGGATCGTCTATGAAACATTTGTACAAAACTTCATTTTTTGAACCACTTGTAAATGTCTGATTATTTGTATAATTAAATCGTTGAGGATACAATCTTACAAAATAATGTGTAGTGGTTTTATATGTAATGTTTCTAGCTTTCATGTAATATGAATCTGTTCTAGAACCAAATGGAGACGCAGCACCACTAATAGATGTAAACAACTTGAAAGCGTTATCACCATCAATATTTGAACCAGTTACAGTATTAAATCCTAAAAGTTCATTTAATCGTTTAGGGTGAAAAATAACTATTCCAAGTTGAGGATATACTTTACCATATGTATTAATAGATGCATTTTCATAAATGCCTTCATCAAGTGAACCTGAAACGATATTATAAGCTATTAAATTTCCTCCATCACAAAGAATTGCTTCGTCATATATGTTAGAATCGTCTATAAAAGTCATTATTGATGAACTACCTATTTTTACATTACTACCAGTATGAACTGAATTTGCATAAAAACTCCCACTTAAATATGCCAGATTAATTTGGAAATTGCCGGGGTCTAATCTGTCACTCAATCCATTTCTATAAAAGTTTATGGCGTATATATCATCAGATTCTATAGAAACACTTTCACTTACAAATGAAAATTTTGGAAATGTTTTACCAGTTCCATTAAAGTGACCATAATCATTACAAATAAGTTGATATTGTGAATATATTGTATCTGAATATGTTTTATTTAACGTTTCGTCTTCTACGTCTGTTGACCCAAGGCCATTTATGTTTCCATACGCCAAAGCATAATAAGGACTTCTTACGCAATTTTCACAATCGCTAATATCATAATAATATTTTTTATTTTGAATTATTTGTGTTGAACTTGTTAAATAACACAACATACTTTCATTCTTATTAAAAAGACCCTTTGTAATTTGTTTTCTTTTACCAACAACTATATCTTTTTTAGGATCAAACGGGAAATAAACACCTACGTCTGGATCTCCCATACACTCGGGTGTCATTATTTTTCGTTTATTAACAGCATAAACCCAAGTTCTTTTATCATTTATATCCGCTTTGTATTTTAAAGATCTGTATTCAGTTTGGTAAACACACCAAACGTCAGCTATTAAAACTTCTTCACATGAACACGAATCAATTCTTTCCCATCTTGCAGTATCTAATTTATATTGTAGTGTTGAACCAAGAGGAATTGCTGGGAGTGTTCTTCTATTACTTACATTCTTAAATTTATCAATTAATGGATAATTTTTTGATCTTAATTCAATTATTAATAAATCTTCCAAATAACCCGTATCAAATTCCGCGGAATCACAACATTTGGGATCGGAACTTGGTCTTGTATTACCAGTTCTTTCATTAATCGTTATAGTTTCGGTTCTTGATTCTCGGGCATAAACTCGTTGTCCTGTATTGTCAAGTGGCGTTACGTCTGTTATTTGTATTGTTATTCTTCCATCAGTATTTTTCAGAAAACATATTTCTAATAAACGATATAAATCGTCATAATATGTTTCTATTGTTCCACGTAACCATTCTTCTTCTGAACAAGAATTGTTTGGTTCAGCTTCCCAAGTAGTTGAAGTTTTATCAAGTTCTCCCGTTTTAACAGAGACTGGGTTTCCATTTGTATCTAATACTCTACCCGATCCAAAATATGATTCTATTGAATCGGCTTTCGTGTATGTATTATTTTGATTGTTATATATCCAAATATTTGTTAGATTAAAATTAATCCCGTAATCAGGAAGACTTGTACCATTTTTTATAGCATCATCTAATGTTTTAGCTACTATTTTTTGTGTAAGTTTAACACAAACTTGTTCTGGTCTATCTGGAGGCCTATTTCCTTCTGGCTCACAATCACCTCTAAATAAACAATCATTTTGAAGAGTAAGTATATTTCGTGTTGAAGGAGTTCCAACCCAAGTGGCATCTCTATTTGTTTTTACTCTATTACCATTAGCGTCTTCAACTACTGCAGCTTCTGTTATTCTAACATCGGAAAACCTATATCCATTTACAAATGTTTTTATCATATAGTCGGAGAAGTTAGTCGGAGTCGATCCACAACTACCCCAAGATAAATCACCGTCACCTGTTGGTGGATAATTAACACCTTGCGCTGTCATGCGAAATGACAAGACGCCAGTAAAATCTTCTTCAAAAAAGAATTGTTGAATTACAATTCTTTTTCCATAAATTGGTATTTGATTTGTTGGATTATTTGGATCGGTTTCATATCCGATTATACACTCTTCCCAATATGATAGTTGTTTTGATGTTGCAACTAAGACATTACCTATTTTTTCATAAGTTCCGTCAGCACAGCATCTATACAAATCAGCCCAAAGTTGACACGATACTTGTGCGTTAGGATATGTTGTTTTCCATTCTGGTTTATATCCTAATTTTGATTCATTTTCAACTAATTTTCCGCTTGAATCTTTTTCTTTTTCAACTCGGATATTACCTATCCAATATTTATAACCATTTGGTCCAGGTTGACATCCAAAATCAGGATTTCCTTTTAGAAAAAGAGAATTTGGTTCTGGATAAGCTTGATTTAAATTATTTACAGTATATGAATTACTGTCTCTCAGTAGACTAACTGATTCTGGATTAACCATAGTTGTTGACATAATCGGGTCATATGTCATAGTTCCATTTGCAGATGTCATAAGTGGAACGTTATCAACAAGTGTTGATTGTCTAACTATTAAATTTCCCGTATTATCGTAGACTGGGACCATATCGTCGATAGGTGTTGCCATCTTCTATCAATAGTCTATTTTAACTTTTATAAGAATTTCTTTTTCAAAGGATTTTTCAATTGGTTTACTTAATTTTGCAACAGCTAATAAATTATTTCTGTTGTCATATAATCCAATTGTTGTCAAATAAACACGAGGATCACTTAACATACTTGGATAACGTAGTCTACCAAGACTTCCTGTTAAAAATGTTGGATTGGTAGTATAATTATACTCACCATTATATAGTCTAACAAAATAGTATGTTGAATTTATAATTTCACTAGTTCTACCTTCAAATCCATAAGAAGCGGAATTAAATGCCATAGCACCACTGATTGAAGTGTAAAGTCTAAAAGCATTGTTTTGATTTATACTTGCTGTTGAAGGTGAACGATTAGTATTAAATGATGCAGAAGCATCAAGTGCTTTTCCGTTTAAAACAATCATACCATGATCTGGATAAAATAGTCCCCAAGGTGTAGAATCTCCAGTATATATACCGTCATTCAAAGAACCACTAACAACGTTATATACACGTCCGCCACCGTAAATATATTCTGTAGTAGATTGATTTGAATCGTCTATTAATGTTATAACGTCCGACGATGTTGATATTGAGGCAGAAGTTGTTGCACTTAATTTTCCAAGTGATAACTGCCAAGCATTCGTATCAATTCTATCTTTATATCTTGCACGATTTACATTTATAACATAAACGTGTTCGGTGGTTTCATTATTACTAAATTTGAATTGACTAGTTCCAGGATTTAATAATAGTTGTTTATATTGTGAATAAATGGCTTTCGTTGGTAAATCATCTATATTACCGGTGCCTCTATCTGAGCCACTACCAACAAAGTCGCCATAAGCAACACTAAATTGTGGTTGAGAACCTATTATATTAGAAGCGGTATTATAAATTTCGTAATAATACCGCTTCTGATTATCATTTTGATATGAACTTGTCCATATTTGATATATTGCAGCCTGTTCTTCAGACCAGAGTGGTGCCGTTACTACCTCTTTTTGACCTTCTGATATATCTATATCTTCAACAAAAGGTGTAAATACTCTACCATTTAACATCGGTTTAATCTCCTTCGTGAAAAGAATATCATTCGGAACTTTAATTTTTAACGAGATTAAACAAGATATTAATATTCTAGTTTAACTGTTACAGATAACTCCGAATTAAAGCTCTTTTCAATTGGTTTACTCATTTTAGCAATGGCCATTAGTTCACCAACATCATTGTATAAACCAATGGTAGTAATGTAAACTTTTGGATCATTTATCATTCTATTGTTAACAAGTTCATTCTTGCTTCCAGTTACAAATGTTGGGTTATTCGTGTAATTTGCTGAACCTGGATATACTCGTACATAGTAATAAGCTGTTTCTTTCTTCTCAATTGAACGTGCAAGGAATCCATAGTCTTCACCATAGATTGCTGCAGCACCACTAATTGAAGTGAACAATTTCATAGAGTTATCACCGGCTATATTACTACCAGTTACGGTATTAAATGAACAACTAAGATTAAGTTTATAAGCATCTAATATGATTACAGCATTATCAGGATAAACTAATCCATAATAGTGAGGATTGGTTGGGTTATAAACACCACCATCTATTGTTCCACTTACTAAGTTTCTAACCGGTAATGCAATTCCTTCATAATTAAATGAATCGTCAGCCTCTCCAGAATCATCTATCAGAGTTATTATTTTAGGTGCAGAACCAGATGGTTGAACAGCACTTCCTGTGTGTGCTGCATTTACTTTTCCACTACCACTCAGTTCTACGAGTGTTAATTGGAAGTTACCTGGATCCAATTTGTCTTTAAATCTAGCACGATTAAAGTTTATGGCATAAAAGTGATCAATTTCGGTTTCTGCTGTATCAGCTAATTTAAATTTAGTTGGTCTACCCGCGGCACTTCCACTTATTGGATTGCCATCTAATAACATTGAACGATATTGACCATAGATTGCCTTTGATGGTGTATCACTTAGTTGTCCACCTGAACTTCTTGCTCCTAGACCTGAGTAGTGACCATATGCTATGGAAAACATATTTTCGTCGCCACAATCATTTGAGGCAGAATTCCAAACTTCATAATAATATGTAGTGGAACCACTCCATTGGGCAGAACTAGTATAAAATGTTAATAGTTCGCCAAGATTATCGGCCCACAAACCTTTTGTAATAATACTTGTTTGAATTGGGGGTTGTGTACCCGGTGGTAGTTCCATAAACCCCATGACTGTTCCATATGCGTATAATGGATTATTTGCGTTTGCACTTGAACCACCGGCCCAAACATATTCGTTAGGTTGTACTGCCATTTTTTTACCTCAATTTTGATGATGTGATAGTATCATACTAATTTTTTTTAATTAATAAATTAGACTCGTGTTGCAGTTACTGGTATTACTAATCTACCACCAGTTTCGTTTCCACGTATAATTAATTTTGTTGATTTTACAGTTCCTACTTCTAAAGTATTAAATCCACCAACATTATCTGTAAATAAGTGGATTGTAATTCTTGAATTCGCTGCACCCGGACCTCCGATTGGTCTTGCTTGTACAGTGACGGAAGTTACTGGAGAAGACTGATTTGTAATAATTTGTGTTCCTGGAACTTGTTCAGTATCTGTATTTGCACCACCACCTCTATTTGGATCAGGGAGCTGGCCGAGATTCATTCCGATATATGTATTATCCAGCAATGTTATAGTATAACCAGCCTCTTTATTGAAAGGACCTGTATCTCTCTTTGGATTTAAATTTGCATTTTGACCAGTAAGCCCCCAATAGCTTGTGTATATGGTCAATGAAACTTCTCCAGCATCACTAGTATCACCGTTTGCTTCCGTTTCAATATTGATGGCATTTTGATTAGATTCAGGATATGGCATATATTGTTGGGTACGAGGCATTGTTATTAACATATATTTCATAGTATTAGTTTCATCCGGAATTGCTTCTGTGACTGGCATATTTTCGATAACAGCACCATAATAAGCAGAACCAAGTGGGTGTGCCGAATTCCATAGTGCATAATCTACTTCGTCATCTGCCAAAGCAAATTGAGAAATTCTAAATTGATCTCTTCCTTTTGCCAATGCTTCTCTGCCAAGTTTTGTTAAAATGGCATCGACTGTTATAGTACTGTTGTCCAAATAACCCATGTTATTTCTCCTTCTTTAAAAAATGTTTACTTCTATAAACATAAATATATTAAATTATATTTTTTTTATACTTTTTTTCATATTCCAGTAACTTTTAAATTTCCCGTGTTAGAACCACCAATATAAGTATTATATATTATTTGTCCAGATCCGACTACATTTACTTCTATAACAGGTTTACCATCAGGAGTATTTGTTGTGTTTACATTTATATCCGGGCCAATCAATCTACTTCCTAAAAACCTATGATTCTGAATTCCCAATGATAAATTTTCCTGGTTAGATGTTTTTGAAGCCGTAAACGATGACGAATAAAAATTTCTACTTAATATATCGGCGGAACTACTATAGTATAAATAGAATGAATTATAAAAATTATCCTTTCTATATGAATCTATATTAATCATAATCATGAATTTTTTAGATGGATCATTTGTTATAGTTGTCCATCCCGCACCATAACCATAATTTGTAGTATTATTGGTTTTATAAATATTTGTCTTGTTGTATGATGATGACGGTTGTATTTTCAAGTTAGCATACTGTTCAGATGTGTGCATCCCACCAATATTATAGTCATAAATTTTAATATATGTATCTGAACCAAGATTTATTGTACTAATTTTTGATGAAAATTCTTTCTGTGATAAATCGTTTATGCTTGTTTTATTATTTGTATAATCCGCTTTTGTTTTGTAGTCATTATTATTTAATTTTGCATCATTTTTTAAATATTCTACGAACACATCTGATATTAAATCATTTTCAAGTTTTGTTTTTTGATTTTCATATTTTAATGTTAAATCCTGTTCTGTTATTTTTACTGTTGTTTTTGTGTTGACGTTTTCATTAATTAAGACATCTGGTGTATTCACATTGACTGTTGTTTTTGTGTTAACATTTTCATTAATGAAAACATCTGGTGTATTCACATTAACAGTTGTTTTTGAATTTTTATATTCTATATCTACATTATTTTTTTCTATTTGTATTTCTGCATTTTCTTGGTCATATCTTGTTTCAATTTGTATTTTTTCATCTTTTAATACTGCTATCGAATCATTGTATTTTACACTAAAAATTTCTTCTGGTGTATTAATAGTCGTGGTATTTCCATAATAATTTACAGTCGTATCTACATTTGAACCAGTAATTAAACCAAGTTTTGATGTTTCTTTAGAAACATCAATTATATCAGTCTTTACATCGTAATCACCAGAGATATCATCAATATCGCCATCTGCTGAATCAAATCCTATCATTTGTATTGATGTTGAATTTGAAATATAATCTACTTTTGTATCCGCTGTCAAAAATAATTCTGTTGAATCAAAAACATTCTGACTTTCTGCACTTAAATTTTTTCCTATGTTGCCAACTTTTGATCTTTCAAGAATATTTTGTTCTAAAACTAAACCTAAAATTGGATTTGCACGGGCGGGTAATGTTTGACGTATTTGATCAAATACACTAAAATCAAATGCAGATATAAGATCAATATATGAATTAAAATCATTTTTGTTTGGATATTTTTGCCAATATTCCCTTGCCAACCACTTTAAATTTGGATATTCTTGTTGTGATATATTAGAATAGTCACCTATGTAATCATCTATTTCAACGCCACCAAGTGCCTCATAAATATCTTCGTTTATTACACTCTGTGGGGAGAAAGCAACCATTAACTTATTAGAGTCAACAGAATATGTATCAAATGCAGAAACTTCAGAACTTCTATCTGGACTTAATCCCGCAATTAATGAGCCAGAATCTATACGGACTTTTTCGGTGTATATGGTATTACTAGCAAGTGTTGCAACTTCCATATTATATGTTTCAACAATTGATTCAAACGCACCAGAGTTGAATCCATAAAAATATGCCGATTTAGAAGAACTATAGAAACTTTTTTTCTTTTGGTCTGGATGGAAACTTGAAAGACTTGTTGTCACCGCTACATCAAACTTTTGCCAAAATTTCCATTGAGCTTGTAAATCATAAAATGATGATGTATCAGTGTTTCCATTATAAGCCCTTGCGGCTAAAACATGATTATCAAATGATGATTGATTTAAAGGGTTTACCCAATATCTTAACTCAAAAATTGAACCAGAAAGTATTTTGTCCGTTTGTGTGTTTGATCCAGAACCTATAAATAATGTACCATCTGATGCCCAAGCTCTATTATAACTTCCTGTTAAACTACCACTAACAACTATACTAGCAGAACGCTCTACAGCAATTTTTCCATATTTAGCAGTTTTAACAATAAAATCATAAGTTTGTATAGACGAAGTTGAATCATTTGATAAACTTCTACGAAGCATCAAATTAAGTGGAACATCATCATAAAAATATTCATCCGTTATAGAAGCAGTTGCGTAATTTGTACCATCACCAATGTAAAAGTAAATAGAACCTTTTTCTACATCAGTTCCATTTTTATTCATAGTTACAAACCAATCAATACGACTTCCAGAGTTCTTTTGTAGCAGTGTTTGAACGGGGTCATTGGAATACTGATACAACTTATTCGGTTCCATTTTCCAACGGAATGTAAGTGTATCTGGATATTGCCATTCATCATTTATGTTACTAACGCGTTCCCACGGAACACTAACATATTGATTGTGTGTTGGTAGTGGATAACTTCCTGAAAAGTTTAGATAGTAGGTGTGTTTTTCCCATTCCGCTCTTGGAATTATACCCAAATCCGCATTATCAGGGCCGCCATACTCTCGGATAGTAAGCAACGTCTGTGGAATGCCATAAGCACCAAGAAGTGCTTTTATACCACGAGAAGTTCCTTTTGATTTATAAATGTACGGAAGATTATTAAGTATACGTCTCCAAACTTCTTTTGTTCTTTCTTGTTCTGATTTTGCAAGATATTTGTTTGTTGTTACTTTTCCTGTCCAAATTGGTTCACCAGAACCACTTACGCCAAGTGCATATTCCCAAAGATCTTTTGCTTGAGTTCCATGTGAAAGAGTCCATCCGAAATTTTTAGTTACCTCATAAATAAGATCTTGAGACATACCGTCTTTTGGATGTTCTACTCTTAAATTTTTCTTTAGTATATGGTCTGTATACAGGTATATAACATCAAAATGGTGTCCAACCATATTTACAAAAGTGGTGAATTGATTGTTATCAGTATCTTCACGAAGATATTCTGGTATAGCTTTGTTTAAGGCATTATAATTTTTTAAATCATAATCACGAGCTTTACTAATAACATCATAATACCATTCATCAGCATCACTTGAACCAGAAGTATAAAATTTATATTTTCCTTCTTTAGTTGCTATATTATATTCACTACCAGTTACTTCGTATTTTGGATAAGGTACTATAGAAGCCGTAACTTGATTTGTATACCAATTACTAGCCGTTGTTTCATAATATAACCATCTTTCAAAAGAATCAAATCCAGATATAGTTTTATCTCGGAGTGATGTTATTTTTATTTTATTTGCTGATATAGAGCCAGTGTAACTATTTAATATATTTAGTTCATTATTATATCGTTCAATTAATTCTATTTTATAGACAAAGTTATTAACTCGGTCTTCGGCTGATGAATAAAATACAAAATTTTTAAATTCTCTAAAATCAACATTTAATTGCACAGGAAGATTACTTGAAGAAATATATCTGTCTAATATTTCTTGTGATGTTTGTACATTGGTTGAAAGAATATCATTCCAGGATTTATAATCAGTTTCAGATACTGTCCAATAATCTATATCTACTTCTAAATTTGGCCCACGTAATCTATTAGGTTGTATTATTACGTTTTCAGCTATATAATGAACCGTGTCAATATATGGCCGCATTAACTCTTCTGCAATCCAACACTCAAAATAAATGTCTAAATCAGCTGACAATGGCTCATATAATTTTACAAAAATACTATTAATTGTTCCATCAAAATTAACATTTGGCGTTACATTAATAACACTTACTATTTTATTTTGACCAAAATTTAAAACTATTGTTGGAAAAGATGGTGTTGGTTTTAAATACGAAAGGACAAATTGTTTTAATTGTTCTGTTGCATTGACAGAATCTGGATTAATAAGAGATAATTTTAATTCTGTTCTATCTGTTGATATATCAGATATGAATAATTTAGTCGAATCACTATATCCACCTATCCAGTTTTTTAAAAAGTTATAAACTATTTTATAAACCCCTGGTAAATTTCTAGTGGCTCTCATATCTCTATGAATATCCATAGAAAGAGAAGTACCATCTATTTTCCAAGTTTCTATTTCATGTAAAGAAGATACATAAGCACCATTTGGTAAAAACGTATGAAATTCAAAAGGATCGGTCGGAGATGGTGGTGGTTCAACGGCTGGGATAACTGGTATCTTCTCAAGAAGTTTATTATCTTCAAGAGTAACCCGTATACCTCTGATTGGCTCATTAGTTTCAAGTATTTCATCAATATTTTTATATTCAAAATTTGCCATATTATGGTCCTAATGTTGCTCCACCGGCGCTGCTAGGTGGTCCGCCCCCAAGAGGTCCAGATGGACCACCCACACCAATAGGTGGGTTTCCACTATTACCAGAACCACCAGAACCACCACTTCCACCTAATTTTGAAAGTTGATTTTTTAAATCTTCTATTTGTTTTTTCAAATTATTTATTTCCTCGTCTTGAGCTTTATTTGCAGCATTTGCCTGGTCTGCAAGAGTCTGTTGAATAGAATCAAAAGCCGAAGTTATATTATTAACTTGGTTTGTTACATCTGTTTGTATTTTAGCAAGTGTACTATCGACTGTAGTTTGTAATCCTTGTATTGCCTGATCTTTATCTTCTATCTCCAATTCTTTATTAATATTATCAAGTGCTATTGAATCTATAAATGCCTCGTGTTCAATTTCTTTATCAATCATAGAATTTATTAATTCTTGTTTTGCCTGTATAGTTGCTTCTAAACTTGCAATTTTTACTCTCAAACCAGAAATTGAATTTTCATCTTCATTTCTCAAATTCATTATATCGGATAAAAATAAATCCAATTCAGCAGGCGATGTCATTCCTTCTATTTTTCTAAGTATATTTTTTTCGGAAGATTCTGCTTCAGGAAGACCTTCAAAATTTCTTGAAACAACATAATTAAATCTACTGGTTGTAAATCTATCGTCTATCGTTGGTACCTTTATTCTTCCTTTATTTCTAAAAATATTTTGATAAGAAATCAACATTGAATAGTCGTCTCTTTCTAAATCAGAGTCTTCCGCAAAAATATCAGTATTGATTTTTATTAAACTTTCTAATAAAACTTTCAAATTTTCCGATGGCAATACTCCGTTTTCACTACCCGTTAATACTTTTCGTACTATGTAATAATCAAATGTGTCTAAGTTATATTTTTCAATACTATTAATCGCTTCTCTAATGGCTTGTGCATCCCTTGAACCCAACAGAAGAGAAGCCTCTTTTTGTTCTACTATATATTTTTTTAACAATTCATATTCATATGTTTGTTTAAATGCCTTAAATCTTTCTAATAAGGCCAACATATCATTTTGATTTCTTTGTTTATTTATTTGTAATTTTATTCCATTATTTCTAAAAAATTCAAAAAAATCATCATACGTTGGTAATGAAAAATTTGAAAAAGTATTCAGAATTGTTTCTGCCTGAGTTATCTCTATATCTGAAACAAAAAGAAAATTTATAAGGTCTACTCGCAAACTCATCGTATTACCTTAAAGTAATAGTTATTATCGAATATTTGTACGGTTTCTCCGCCATCTGTTTCTGTTTTTATCAAAATCCTATAAAATCTTTCTGGTTGAAATGAATTCATCCATAGATTGAAATAACTACTTGTACCATCACAACTTATTTTTGAACCATTTGTATTGAATGGAAGTATTATCTCGTCAGTGTGAGCATCTCGTACTTCGTAATAAGAAGATGATGGTAAATGATAATTTTGTGTGTAATACGACTGTGTTGTGTATGTTTTTTGTGGATATCGTGAATTTGCATAAATTTTTATTTTTGCCTTTTCCGTCTCAGAATAATATTTTTTGAGTTTAACATTCAAAATTAAATTTTCATCCGATACCTGTTGCATACTTCCAGTAACAAATGTGGAATCATCCCAAACTACATGAAGTCTTGGAACATATATAGTATTACTGTCCGTGGAAAAGAATTTTAAACTACGAAGTGATTCTGTTGACGATTCTATTTCTTCACTGAATTTTAAAAGCATTCCATCATTTTCAAATCTGCCAGAACCAGTTATCCATTTTCTAACAATTTGAGTTACATCCATATATACATCGGATGATTGGAATGAAAAAGACTGTGTACACTCCAAATTATCAAAATTCCACCAAGTACCACCACCTTCATTTGTAAAATATGAAGATGTTACGTTTGCTGTTAAATTTACACCAAATAGAATATTTGCATCAACCCAAGTTTGAGATATGGAATCCCATTCATATTGAGATACTGTGGGTGGAATATCCCATTCTGTTCCTATTGTTTTTGACGTTCTATATTTCCAAGAAACACCGTCTGTTGTTATTGGTGTATTAAAATATTTACCAGTTCCGTTTGTCCAAGATGAACTAAGTGGATATGCATAAATTTTATATTCCTGAGGAATTTCTTTTGCTTCCGCTGTTCTAAGGGAAAGATAGTATTTAGCTGTCTGAGAAATTTTACCAGAATCTACATTTTCTTTTAGCTCAGTGGTATCAAATTTCAATAAAATCCTACTATTATATTTGGAAGATCCAACATATTGATGGGAAATCTCTAAAATTTGATCATTGCCGGTATTTAAAGATTCCGTTCTTTCATAAATTGTTGCATCTCTTTGTGCGTATAATGTTTGTATCATCCAAATGCCCTCACTCTACCGATTATATCATTATCGGGATATCTTATTTCAAAGATAGATGGATCTAATGATGGGAATATAACACCATCTCGTGTAGCACCATTTATATCATAAGCATTACCAGAATAACCAACAGTTGGGTCATATACATTTTCAAAATTTACGCCAACTACAGTCTGAACTCCCTCTACTTTGTCCAGTTCAGTGTAAACATTACTTATAACTATCGGTTGGTTTATTTGCCACTTTTTAATGTCAAAATATTTTTTTAGTCTATCTATACAGCGAAGAATAACTTGATTTCCATTTTGATCTGGCATGGTTATTATGTCAAATTCGACTTGAATATTTATTATATATGCATCTTTAATATTGATAGCATCAGTTAACATACGATGATAACCCAAATATAACTTTAGATTTTCTTTTGTTGCATTATTAATTTGAGTTAAATTTGTATTAGAATCATATCCCAATACATAAAAATTTAGAGCCAATGGATTTACAACCCTATCACTATTATAGATAGACTCGCGTGTTAATTGATCATCTTTTGTAATATACGCCTTTGCAATTGAACCATACTTTTGTGGAAGACTATACGCACGAATGATATAATCTTCTTTTGTTACTGCACGATTTTGTGATGCAAATGAAGCAAGTGCATTTTGACGAATTTCATCAACCGTTTCACCTTGTTTACCACCTGTTGCTGGTTCAGGATTTATTATCGCAAGACTTCCTATTATTTGGTTGTAAAGAACTTGATCCAATCCAATTTCATCTAATAATATTGATCTTGATTTTAATCTTGTAATTGTTTCACTAGGTACATTATCTCGTATACCACCACCAACCGTGTAATAAAATGTTAAATCAGTATTATTTGGCGCCAAACCATACGTTTTTGTATATAAAAAATTAGAAGGATCTATGTCAAGAGATGTTATAGTTTCTATCCCGGCCAATTTTGAACCAACTAAATCAGGATTTGGCACTAATAATTCATCATCTAATTCAGATACACCAGCTCCAAATTGAATTTCAATTATACCACTATCCAATTGTCTTGTAGAAAATCTACGTGATACTTTTCGTAATTTTAAAAGATACGGTGTTTCTTCACGATAAGTTGATAACTGTCTATCATTTCTTGCTATATTTGGTGTTGGTTCAAAAATAGTATCTTGGGCTAAAAATGGAACGTGATGCCATTTATTACCGTCGGAATCAATTGCATACAAAATTTCTATAATATTAGCATCTTCTAATTCAATTTTGTCATATGGTTTTGGTTCATTAAATGAAAATGTTTTCGTTTTTATTACACCAGAAACAGCATTTACTGATTTTTTTAATAAATAAAATGTTGGCTCATTGGTTATATCATCCACTTCAAAAACTGTTATTTCCGTTGGATCTATACTACTACTAAATTTAAAATCAAGATAATCTGTTGTTCTAAATTCCGCTGTAATATTTCTATTATCAGATGCAGCCACCATTCCTGGTTCTATAGCAAAAGCATATGAAAAATCCGGTTTATTATTCAATCCACTCCCGATAAAAGATCCACCCACATATGCTGTACTTGGTATTATTTGAAATACATCCAGTTTTACATTAGAAGCAATATTTGTTTTAGGCTTATATCCCATTGATTGAGCGATGTTCAAAATATTCTGACGTTCGGATGCCTGAAGAATAAGTGATTCCTGCAATGTGGTATCGGTGTAGTATGAAAGTACATCACCAACGTAGGCTGCCATTTCCAAAAACATCATACCAGGTGAGGATTCATTAAAATCTTGGTATGTATCTGGAAAATAATTCTTAGCAAAATCTATAAGATTCTGTTTAAGAGAAGGAAAATCTCTTGAGAGATACCTTATA